GGCACCACCATGTCAGCGATGCGGCTTGCCTATAACGGGCATCGTCACAGAGAGAACGGTCAGGGCAGTAACACCGACAAACCTGATAAAGCGATGGAGGCATGATGGAACTGTGGCTGACGGTGAACGGTAAACGCACCTGCGCCAGCGCACCGCTGGATCCGCTGACCCGCGCCGTGGTGATTTCCCTGTTTACCTGGCGGCGGGCGGAGCCTGATGACAACGCCGACGTCCCGATGGGATGGTGGGGGGATACCTGGCCTGCGGTACAGAATGACCGTTACGGCTCCCGGCTGTGGCTGCTTCAGCGCAGCAAACTGACCAATCAGCTGGTGCTGACGGTAAGGGGGTATATCCGCGAATGCCTGCAATGGATGATTGATGACGGCGTGGTGTCCCGTATTGATCTGGATATCCGCCGCACCGGGATTAATGAACTGGGTAACAGTATCACTCTCTGGCGTCGTGACGGACCGGTAATGATTTCTTTTGATGATCTGTGGAGTGCGATAACGCATGGCGGACAGTGAATTTCAGCGCCCGACGCTGGCAGAAAATATCAGTATGCTCCGTAACGATTTATTCGCCAGGCTGGACGTCAGCGACACGCTCCGGCGCATGGATGAAGACGTGCGGGCAAAGGTGTATGCGGCGGCGCTGCATACGGTTTACGGTTACATCGATTATCTGGCAATGAACATGCTTCCTGACCTGTGCGATGAGTCCTGGCTGGCGCGACATGCTGCGATGAAACGGTGTCCGCGCAAGGGGGCCACGGCTGCCAGCGGGTATATGCGCTGGGAAGGTGTCAGCGATGGCCTGAAAGTGACTGCCGGGAGTGTTATTCAGCGCGATGACCTGGTTCAGTACACGGCAACTGCCGATGCAACCAGCTCCGGTGGTGTCCTGCGCGTGCCGATCGCCTGCTCAAGTGCAGGCGCGGTCGGTAACGCTGACGACGGTACGGCATTAATCCTGGTCACGCCGGTGAATGGTCTGCCGTCTTCCGGTGTGGCTGACACTCTGACAGGCGGATTTGATACTGAAGAGCTGGAAACGTGGCGCGCCCGCGTCATTGAGCGGTATTACTGGACGCCGCAGGGCGGGGCTGACGGGGACTATGTCGTCTGGGCTAAAGAAGTGCCCGGCATTACCCGCGCATGGACATACCGCCACTGGATGGGAACGGGAACTGTCGGTGTGATGATTGCCGGCAGTGACCTGATTAATCCCATTCCGGAAGAGTCAACGGAAACGGCAGTACGACAACACATCGAGCCACTGGCCCCGGTGGCAGGTTCTGATTTGTATGTGTTCAGGCCGGTGGCGCATACGGTGGATTTTCATATCCGCGTGACGCCGGACACACCGGAAATACGGGCTGCCATCACCGCAGAGTTGCGTTCGTTCCTGCTGCGTGATGGTTATCCGCAGGGAGAACTGAAGGTATCGCGTATCAGTGAAGCGATTTCCGGTGCGAACGGGGAATACAGCCATCAGTTGCTTGCACCGGCAGACAATATCTCCATTGCGAAAAATGAACTGGCGGTTCTGGGGACGATTTCATGGACGTGACAAACGATGATTACATCCGCCTGTTATCGGCACTGTTGCCGCCCGGTCCGGCATGGTCAGCCAGCGATCCGGCGATTGCCGGTGCGGCACCGTCATTAACCCGTGTTCATCAGCGTGCGGATGCCCTGATGCGGGAGCTGGATCCGCGTACCACCACTGAACTGATAAATCGCTGGGAGCGTCTGTGCGGCCTGCCGGATGAATGTATTCCCGCAGGGACGCAGACCCTTCGCCAGCGTCAGCAACGGCTGGATGCGAAGGTTAACCTGGCGGGCGGCATCAATGAGGATTTTTACCTTGCACAGCTTGCTGCCCTGGGCAGACCAGACGCCACCATCACGCGATACGACAAAAGCACGTTCACCTGCTCATCGGCCTGTACTGACGCGGTGAATGCGCCGGAATGGCGGTATTACTGGCAGGTCAACATGCCATCCGCCACCAACACCACCTGGATGACATGTGGTGCTCCCTGTGATTCCGCACTGCGTATCTGGGGCGACACCGTCGTCGAATGTGTGCTTAACAAACTCTGCCCGTCGCATACCTACGTAATTTTTAAATATCCGGAGTAATCCATGCATCGCATAGACACGAAAACCGCGCAGAAGGATAAGTTCGGCGCGGGTAAGAACGGTTTTACCCGTGGTAACCCCCAGACCGGCACACCTGCCACCGATCTGGATGATGACTATTTTGATATGTTGCAGGAAGAACTTTGTAGCGTGGTGGAGGCGTCCGGTGCCAGCCTGGAGAAGGGGCGGCATGACCAGCTGCTTACCGCGCTTCGTGCGCTGCTGTTAAGCCGCAAGAATCCGTTTGGCGATATCAAATCGGACGGCACGGTGAAAACGGCTCTCGAAAACCTTGGTTTGGGAGAAGCCAGATTCTCTGGTCGTTTGTTAAACACGAATATTTTTAAAAGCTCTGGAAAATATATCCCAACACCAGGGACAAAAAAGATAAGGGTCATTGCCTCTGGTGGTGGCGGCGGCGGCGGTGGGGTTCCTGAAACAACAGAAAATCAGCAGGCAACAGCCGGAGCTGGATTGAGCGGCGCATTTATTGAAGCATTTTTCGAGGTTGATAATGATTTCGAAGTCAACGTTATTATCGGTGCTGCAGGTAAAGGGGGGGGAGCCGGAAGAAATTCAGGTAGTGAAGGTGGCACAACTTATTTCGGTTCCATGATAACTGCACCTGGTGGTACAGGCGGTGGCGCGGGGGGAGCATCTGCAAACACATCATATATTCAGGGTATTTCATGGGGTGCCAGTCCGACATCGTCCGGCACTGTACTAAGAGCATTTCGCTGTAGTGCAAAAACACCAGGAGCAATGGTTATCTCTGTTAAAGCTGTAGCAGGTGGTACCGGGGGGGATACACCATTAGGTTCAGGCGGTATAGGTGGTGCAAGTTCTTCATCATTCAGAGGACGTGGTGGTGGTAAAGCTGAGGGCTTTGGTGCTGGCGGAGGCGGAGCCTGCGCACCTGCTGGAAGTGAGGCTCAATCGGGAGGTGACGGTGCCCCGGGAATAGTTATTGTTGAGGAGTATGCCTGATGAGTAATTTTGCTCTGATTGAACATGGCGTGGTGAAAAATATTATTATCTGGGATGGAGAGGGTGATTTATTCTCTAATTGCGAAATTATAAATGTTGATCATATAGATGCAGGCGTCGGTTGGTTCTATTCTGACGGAGAGTTTATAGCACCACCGGAACCGGAAATGACTGAATATGATGTTGGTAATATCGACGCGGTGATGGAAGCAGATACCAGCACCGCGCCGGGGGTTATCTGGCCAGTTCCACCTGAGATGGTTTAATCTCAATCAGAATGGGTTCGCCCTTCTCGTTAACAGATATTTCCATTCCTTCAGGGATTTCAGATGCAGTAAAAAACCAGTTATCTTCTGGTAATTCCACAGCCCCGGTCACGTCATGAAGACCGGGGATTACTTCAGTCAAAGTAACAGGATTAAACAGGCGCACAATAAACTCTCCAGGAAAAAGCACTTGTTGATGGTCTTCCGTCGTACATCTGGCAGCGGACATAAAAACCTGTATTACTGACCTGGTCATCCACGATCATTGAAACGTGAACGTTATTAGGTGTGGCCTCGTAATCTGTTCTTATTCTTTCCGCTATGCTGATAAAACGTGAAAGCTTAGGTAGTGCAATTGGATAAACGACTTTAGCCAGCCCATTATCATTGGAACCACCAGTTCCAAATACTTCTATTGCACCATCTGACCAGCGTATCCATGCTCCATTGACATTAGCTCCTCGCTGAATGACATATCTGGCTTCTCCCAAACCAACCTTTTAGAAAATGCAGTTATTCCGCTCAGATGGCATGATCCCGGCTTTTTACAGGGGTATTTCTCATGCTCATCGGTTATGTACGTGTGTCAACAAATGACCAGAACACCGCATTGCAACGAAACGCACTGGAGTGCGCAGGATGTGAACTGATATTCGAGGATAAGATCAGCGGCAGAACGTCTGACCGACCGGGGTTGAAGAAAGTACTCAGGACTCTGTCTGAAGGCGATACGCTGGTGGTCTGGAAACTGGATCGACTCGGTCGCAGCATGCGGCATCTTGTCGTTTTGGTGGAGGAGCTTCGGGAAAAGGGTATTAACTTTCGCAGCCTGACCGACAGCATAGATACGTCTTCACCAATGGGACGCTTTTTCTTCCATGTCATGGGCGCACTTGCCGAAATGGAAAGGGAGCTGATAGTCGAACGTACCAGGGCGGGATTGGCTGCGGCTCGTGAAGAAGGGCGAATAGGTGGGCGTCGATCAAAGCTAACTGATGAACAGTGGGCGCAGGCAGGAAGGTTGGTTGCAGCAGGTGAATCACGACAGCGTGTGGCATTAATTTACGATGTTGGGATATCGACGCTATATAAAAAATTTCCGGCAACCAGGTAAATCATTGAGTTATGCGACGATGATGACTGATGGTGGCTAATGCCATTGATCTCCGTTTAAATAAAAACTACTGTATATAATATCAGTATTAATTGACGGTGATTATGATGCAGTTTTTCACTCCCTCCGGGTTGCGTGCAGTGCAGCCGCTTCCACTCTATGGCGATCTTGTACCCTGTGGTTTCCCAAGCCCTGCTCAGGACTACGTTGAACAGCGTATCGATCTTAACGAGCTACTGATACAACACCCCAGCGCCACGTACTTCGTTAAGGCATCTGGTGACTCGATGATTGATGCCGGGATCGGCGAAGGCGATTTACTGGTAGTGGACAGTTCACGCAAGGCAGAGCACGGCGATATCGTTATTGCTGCGGTGGACGGGGAATTTACCGTTAAGCGCCTACAGTTATGGCCAACTGTCCAGCTTAACCCTGAAAACCGCGCCTGGTCGCCTATCATCATCGGGAGCGAAGAAACGCTCGATGTTTTTGGTGTGGTGACGTTCATCGTGAAATCGACGGGTTGATCATGTACGCGTTGTGTGATGTGAACTCGTTCTATGCCTCCTGTGAAACTGTATTTCGCCCGGATCTCAAAGGTAGGCCGGTTGTGGTGCTTTCCAACAATGACGGTTGTGTTATTGCCCGCAGCACAGAGGCAAAGAAACTGGGTATCAAAATGGGTGAGCCGTACTTCAGGCAGAAGGACTTTTTCCGGCGCCATGGGGTGGTGTGCTTCAGCAGCAACTATGAGCTGTATGCGGATATGTCTAACCGGGTGATGACCACGCTGGAAGAAATGTCGCCGCGCTGTGAAATTTACTCGATAGACGAGGCATTTTGTGACCTCACTGGTGTACGTAACTGTCGTGATCTGACTGATTTTGGCCGTGAAATCCGTGCTACTGTTCTGCAGCGAACGCATCTGACAGTGGGTGTTGGCATTGCCCAGACCAAGACGCTGGCCAAGCTGGCCAACCACGCGGCCAAACAATGGCAGCGGCAGACGGGCGGGGTGGTAGACCTGTCCAGTGTCGATCGCCAGCGCAAACTGATGGCCGCGCTGCCGGTTGATGAAGTCTGGGGCATCGGTCGGCGTATTTCGAAAAAACTGGAGGCGATGGGGATCAAGACCGTACTGCAACTCGCTGATACGGACATCCGTTTTATCCGTAAACATTTTAATGTCGTGCTGGAGCGAACGGTGCGTGAGTTACGCGGAGAACCCTGCCTGGCACTGGAAGAATTCGCGCCAGTGAAACAGGAAATTATCTGTTCCCGCTCTTTTAGCGGTCGTATCACGGAGTATGAAGAGATGCGCCAGGCGATCTGCAGCTATGCCTCGCGGGCGGCAGAGAAACTGCGTGGCGAGCACCAGTATTGCCGTTTTATCTCGGCGTTTGTGAAGACCAGCCCGTTCGCACTGAACGAGCCCTATTATGGCAATAATGCCTCCGTGAAGCTTCTGACGCCTACGCAGGACAGTCGGGATATCATCAGTGCAGCCATCCGCTGTCTGGACGCCATATGGCAAGACGGATATCGGTATCAGAAAGCCGGGGTGATGTTGGGTGATTTCTTCAGTCAGGGCGTGGCTCAGCTCAACTTGTTCGATGATAACGCGCCGCGCCCGGGCAGTGAGAAACTGATGGAAGTGCTGGATCACCTCAATGCCAAAGGCGGGAGGGGGACGCTGTATTTTGCAGGACAGGGTATCCAGCAGCAGTGGCAGATGAAACGGGAAATACTTTCTCCACGTTACACCACCCGATTCTCTGATCTACCCGTTGTCAGGTGATTTTCCGGTGACAGATTCTTCGGAAAACGGTGGATGAGTTTATTAGAAACGATAAATCAAATGTTCTTATTTTTGATTACTAAGTCTCAGTTATACAATTCGGCTGAGACTTAGTATGCCAATTTATAGGCAAGAAATTGCGTGTCTTACTGTATTGTTTAAATCATATATCGCGCCATATTTAAAACTTTCTTGCTTACCTATGAAATAAATGTCAAGTTTTTGATTGAGGTATATAAGGCGCTGCTTTTCATTTGTGGCAAACTGAGATATGTTACTAATTCTATAATTACTTCTTAAAAAAGCGTTGAATTGCTCTATATCTTTAATGCTCCATTCTTTTAAAATGCACTTGGTCAAAAATGGTGCGCCAAGTACTTCTAGCGTTTTATAGTTTCCCATGGGATCTAATTTGAGTAATAAGTTAACATCAAATAAAGCCCAACCATCAGTTTCAATAATTTCCTTAATTGTCTTTAAGTTTTTTCTCTTTTCAATATTATTATGACGGCCTGATAATATTGAAAATATAAGTTTCCCATCATCAAAGCCACTAGTCCAACTACTGATTGGATTGTTGTTATGAAATTCAAAGTAAGTAATAATGTCCTCGTCACTAAATTCGAGTGATTTAGAACTCATGAACTGCAATGTTAGTAATGATGATTTTGGAAGATATTTATGATAAGTCAAATATTCATAGTTCTGAACCGCCCTAAGCCATTGGTGCAAATCACATGGTATTGTTCTAGAAATTAAACCAATAATCGTGGGGAAAAATTCTTTTTCATCTGTCTCCTGTAGTTCTGGTCGAGTTGAAACTGCAATATCAATTGTACTTAAAGGTGTTGGCACATAAAAAACATCGTCCAATATATCATAAAGAGAAACATGACCACTGTAGTAATTTTTAAGGTGAATATTAATTTTATAATTGTGTAATGTAGACAAAAGTCTCGGTTCATGTGGATTTTCATCGCTGCTGGAATTTTGGGGTGGGATATGCTGGATGCTGTCAATGATCAGTTCGTCCATGGATTTGTTATGGATAAATAACAAGATAAAATATGACAAAATTGAGCTTAGTATGGTTTTAGAGGCGATTTTCCACTCTAGTTCAGGGTGGTTTTCTGCGTGTAAATATAATGGAAGTGCAGTATTTAAACACCTCATTAAAATTCTTATGTTAACTATGTTATGGTATGATATTATTTCTTCGAAAATCATTTTGTCTTCAGTGGGGAAGTACTGTAGTTTTTCTTCAATTATTCTCATATCTAATATGTCGCGAGGGTTTGGGTTGTAATGAAGTGAATCAGAAATAATTTTTTCTTTATGTTCTAATGACAGGTGGGATTCGGCAGATGTATTAGATATAACAATAAAATCCAAACTAGAGATTTTTGAGGTTGAATATAACGAATGACAATAAGTTAGTATTTCATTGGCCAGTGAGGGAGTGCTTAATCGCTCAATGTCATCTAATATAAATATGCCACTGAGTTTGGAGAGTATGTTCTCTCTTACACTTGAACCAATGGAACTGAACACACCATTAAGCACATTGGCACTAGCGGGAGAACCACTGCTTACACTACCCAAACCAGAAATAGTATCTAACCCAGACTTAAGAGTGTCTATATCTTGAAGATAGTAGCAGTCAATAATCTTTGCTTTGAAATCTGCAAGAGACTTAACGCCTAGTAATGAAATATAATAAAACACATTAAGATCATAAAAACGAGGAAATACATTTTTAATAAAAAAAGTTTTACCTGTTCCCCATTTTCCATCAATAAAAATAAGTCCATCTCTTTCGGATTGTAGAAGATGAACTATTTTTACAATCAAATTGCTATTAGAGTTTTCCATTATAATTGTTATCCTAATTTAAAGAGGTGTAAATAAAGCATGAAATAGTATAATGCTAATTTGAGGTAAAAACATTATTATTCAATTGAAACAATAAGATATTCACCTTGATTTTTCGCATTACCCATCGCTCGCGTAACTGCATGCCAGATAAACTTGTCAGCTTGCACGGCACCGTAGTCGGTAATCGCTTCTGCTTCCTTGCCTCGGCGTCTTGGCGCATCCCATTCCCGGGCTGCCTCCGGTGACAATACAAGTGGCTGTCGGTCGTGTATATCAACCAAGCCTTCATCGGCCGCAGACGTCACTATTAAAAAACCTTCGGCCTCGTCACTACGTTCGAAGGGGCGCTGCCGATTGCCGCCATGAATATTGGCTACCCATCAGTTCGGTGAATGAAGTAGGGTTGTTTTTTTGCTATCTTCGGTCTTGTCGAGTAGGGCACCGAAGTTACCTTCAACGCCCCCTCTAAGAACCGTGAATCGCCACGGGTTTAACAGACACCTCAGAGTCATTTAAGATGGCTTAAAGAGAGGTGCCCATGAGCGGTAAGCGTTATCCCGAAGAGTTTAAAATTGAAGCAGTCAAACAGGTTGTTGATCGCGGTTATTCTGTTGCCAGCGTTGCAACACGTCTCGATATCACCACCCACAGCCTTTACGCCTGGATAAAGAAGTACGGTCCGGATTCTTCCGCTAATAAAGAACAGTCAGATGCTCAGGCCGAGATCCGCCGTCTCCAGAAAGAGCTGAAGCGGGTTACCGACGAACGGGACATATTAAAAAAAGCCGCGGCGTACTTCGCAAAGCTGTCCGACTGAGGTACGCCTTTATCCGTGACAACACCTGTTGCTGGCCTGTTCGCCTGCTCTGTCGGGTGCTGGATGTTCATCCCAGTGGTTTTTACGCCTGGCTTCAGCAGCCGCATTCACAACGCCATCAGGCAGACCTGAGGCTGACAGGGCAGATTAAACAGTTCTGGCTGGAATCGGGATGCGTCTATGGTTATCGCAAAATCCATCTGGATCTGCGGGACAGCGGGCAACAGTGCGGAGTGAACAGAGTCTGGCGACTGATGAAACGTGTCGGGATAAAGGCTCAGGTCGGATACCGGAGCCCGCGGGCACGTAAAGGCGAGGCCAGTATCGTGTCGCCCAACAGGCTCCAGCGACAGTTCAATCCGGATGCTCCGGATAAGCGTTGGGTAACGGACATAACCTACATCAGGACCCACGAAGGCTGGCTGTATCTTGCCGTGGTTGTTGATCTGTTCTCACGCAAAATTATCGGCTGGTCCATGCAATCCCGGATGACAAAGGACATTGTCCTGAACGCACTGCTGATGGCTGTATGGCGCCGTAATCCCCAAAAACAGGTGCTGGTTCATTCGGATCAGGGCAGTCAGTACACAAGCCATGAGTGGCAGTCGTTCCTGAAATCACACGGCCTGGAGGGCAGCATGAGCCGTCGCGGTAACTGCCATGATAATGCGGTTGCAGAAAGCTTTTTCCAGTTGTTGAAACGCGAACGGATAAAGAAAAAGATCTACGGAACGCGGGAAGAAGCCCGCAGCGATATTTTTGATTACATCGAAATGTTTTATAACAGTAAGCGTCGGCATGGTTCCAGCGATCAGATGTCACCGACAGAATATGAAAACCAGTATTATCAACGGCTCGGAAGTGTCTAGATTATCCGTGGCGATTCACCGTGCGTGAGAGTTTCCAGCTCACACGGCTCAAGCCTTATCAAACACCACTGTGAAATGATGCGGCAGGTGCAGTCAGACGCGTGGTTCGGGATCGGATATAATCTGTCCAATCCGTGTCATATGGATTAAGTGCAGATGCGACGAGTCTGTGACGGACAATTTTGACGCTCTGAGCGTGAACCAGCCTCAGTATTGTAACTTTCCCCGTATCAGTGTCCCGATAAAGACCTGACACCCCATTTTACTGCTGCCACCAAGCATATAGATCTAGACCTTTGGTAATTACACCTAAGAAAATCCCTAAAACTATTAATCCAGTCACTAATGGGTGTTCTTTGAGCCTCATCGTTAACCAATATGGATGCCAGCTTCTTGGCCAAAACCATTTATTGTTAGTTTTGAGAGTACGATCATGAATCCGCTCAGCAATATTACAGAGTATGTCGACCTTTCGTAATGTAGACATTTCTAGCTCTCTATACTTACCTTTGACATATGCCTCGGCTTCCTCAGCGCCGGCTAAGACATCTTTATCAGCGATACCATTTTTTTCAACAAGAGCTAACATTCTACCTGCACGGCCACTTTTGGCGGTATGCCCAATATAGCTTCGTCCATATATAGAAACGGCAGCTCTCGCTAAATCGAGTTTTCTGTCATCAGTAAGTATAAAGGGCTCGCCACCTAGGACTGAAAATCTATGCTGTAAGGCCTGAAATCCGTAATTGTTATCTCGCATGTTCCAATGCAGAAATGTGCATTGTGCGTATCTTTTCAGGAATGTAAAGTAGTTATCTAATAGATGATGCTCAAGGATATCGAGATTTTTTTCATCTGAAACATCAAGACCTAATAATTCTGCGGATCTATTAAGAGCCCAATGATCTGTTTGCCCACTGCCTAAATTTCTGACAGCAATAGAGGTGATCCTTGTGGATTTACCGCCCACAGCATCATAAAAAGATTCACATGAATAATGGACAACGTAGCATTGATGCGCATTTGCAAAACATTTTTCGATAAAACCAATGTACTCGCTGCGATCTCTAATCTGTTGTTTGATGGAAGATGACAT